TCCGCCCTTCGCGTAACCCTTGGTCTTCATGGCACCGCCTTTGGCCATGCCTTTTGTTTTCATCGCGCCGCCTTTTTTCATGCCTTTGGTCTTCATCATACCGCCGCGCATCATACCTTTGGTCTTCATCGCGCCGCCTTTTTTCATGCCTTTTGATTTCATGCCTTTCGGCTTGTGTCCAGCCATGTCGTGCTCCTATTATGATCGTGGGACTCGTGTTTGTTTCTGTTTTGACGGCATGATAGCACCGCAACCACGCGCCTGTATTGAAATGGCTCCGCCCGTTGCGGCGAAGGTCTTGACGTTTGTCGGCTTTCCACCAACGCCCTGTTTCTTTGATCGCTTCCGCGAAACCGCTGATTTTATTTCTGCTTTCGACATTTTTGCAGCGGTGGCCGACGGTACGCATTTAGGGTATTTCCTTTTACGGTCTTTTTCTAACTTTGATCTTCCACATTTCTCGAAGCCACCGCCTTTTTTCGGCGCACCAATATCAACCCAGTTGCCCTTGCTACCTTTGCCGAACCACTCAGTCAAACCGCCTTTTGGTTTAGCCACGGGGAACCCTCGTTTTTTTTTGTTTGCTGGGCAGCACTCTACCGAAACCACGCGCTTGAACCATTACCGACCCACCGCCGCTCATTTTCTTGGCCATGCTTTTAGCGATGGCAGTGCCGCGAGCGCGTTCGTATTTACTCAAACGACCGTCTTTGTTCAGATCGCTTTTTTCGGGATCAAGCGTGACTTCACCACCAGAAGCCCCTTTATATTTTCCGCCCATGCGCTTGTATTCTTGAACCATCCAACCATTTGCATAAGCGGATGGGTATACGTCAAATTTAGCTTTGGCTTTCGCTTTTGCCTTGCGATACAAAGAGGGGTTCGCTACGTTTTTCGGCACATCGCCGGCAGACCCGCCTTTTTTCATTTGGATAGATTCGAGCGCCTTTGCTTGCTTGGCGTGCGTATTGCTCGCTTTTTTCAAGCCCTTGATCACTTTATTGAGTTTTTTCTGTGCCATTACCTCATTCTCATATTTGGAAAACGTAGGGACATTGGGTCAAACAAAGTTTGTTTCGGAATGCCAGCAACCCCTGCTATTGGCTGCACTGGCGGAGGCGCTGCTACAGCAACTGAAGGGGGTGTTGTTGCCGCAACCTGTGGAGGCGGTGCAATAGCGACCTGTGGGGGCGGGGCCACAGCAACCTGTGGAGCTGCTACGGGAGCCGCTGGGCGCGTACCGCCTCGATTTTGGTAGTTATCAAAATAACCCATCTGATCGGCTCTGCCATCAGACACGTTCATGCTGGCGGCGGTGTCATAACCGCCCATGTCTGGCTCAACAACACTTGATTGCGAAGATGGCATTCCGTCCGCACCAACCCCCGCCGATACGACGGGCTGAGCAACCCGTTGTGGCGGCAAAGAACCCATGATTTCATCACGAATTTGCTGTCTAAGCGCATCAACGTCTATCTGTTGTTGCTGAGGGATCTCGCCGCGAAGTTGCTCAATCTGTTGAGAGATTGGATCGATCGCGCCAGTAATCGCGGCTTGTCGTTGTTGTTCAATTTGTGCGGGATCGAGCTGGGCTGCTTGCAAAGCTTGAATCTGTTCTCCAAGAGTGCCCCTTTGAGTCACTCCTTGTTGAAGCGCATCAGTTACCCTGCTCAAATCTTGACCGCGTCCCTCAAAAGCCCTTTGCAATCGGGCTAAGTCCTCTGCACTTGCACGACCTTCTAACGCATTATTCAAGGCGCTTATTTGAGATGATAAGTCGGCTCTGCCAGTCTCCGTTGCAGCACGCAGATTTTCAATTTCTGCTGATCTTGCGTCGCCCAACTCCGCTCGCAAATTGTCGAGTGCAGAATCGATTTGTTCAGGAGTGAGAGTACCATCTCTCAAAGCGTTCTGGATGCTCTCAGAAACTTGACCTTCAGAAATTTGACCCTCTTTTAACGCTTCGATTTGTCGGAAAAGGTCTTGTCGCTGCTCGCTCGCTGTACCGACCAAATTGTCAGTCTCAGTTTTTAATTCATTCAACCGTGCTTGGATATCTTCAATCGGCAATCCCTCAATATTGCCTTTAAGCACCGCAACTGAGTTTTCAATGTTGCCTAATAAATTTTCACGCTCAGTTCTGAGCGCATCAGTTTGACTTTTTGTTTCCGCTTCGATGTCGCTCTGAATCGAAACCAAATCGTTTCTGACAGAGTCGATTTCGCCTTGGACTGCTTCGGCAGCTGCTTTTTGAGAGCCAGTGAGTTGCTCATCGCGACGATCAAGTTCTTGATTGATTTCTTGTTTGGTGTCGGTCAGCGTTGAACCCAAATCACTAATTCGCGACTTCACGTCGTCAATCAGACTAGTTTGACGATCCTCTAAGCTACCAATCGCTTGGTCTTGTGCCTCTTTTACTCTTTGTTGGGAGTCGGCAAGCTCCTCTTTTGCTTTGTCAATATTCGATTGAAGTGTGTCAACCAGCTTTTGTTGTTCAGCCTTGATATCGGCTCGCTCTTCGATGCCTTGCGCCTTGAGCGTTTCGCTTTCTGCCTGTAACGATTCCTTGACCCCCGCAAGTCTATCCTCCAACGCCTTTACAACCTCAGAACGCTCAGCGGCTTGTGCAGCCGCCGCTGAAGCTGTTTCTTCTTGCAGGGTATCCCGCAGGTTTGCCAAAGCCGCTTCACGAGCAGTTGTAATACCTTTCTCGCTTTCTTGCTGTTGAGCGATTAAGTCCGCAAACCGACTCTCTAACAAAGCCTCTTGCTCTGCTTTTTGTTCCGCCAACATCTCTCGATATTGTTGCGCTTGGTTTTTTGCAGCGTCGTCTGCGAAATCCAAAGTCCGCAAAGTAGGCGTCGTGGGCGCCGGACCTGCACCTCGATCAAAAACTGGACGATTCAGCAGAAAATCTTGTAGCCCAGCAAAAGGTGATGCCTGGCTCGCGTACTCTGCTGCTGCTCTGTCAAGTTCTGATTCAGCCATCTACATCACCAATTTTTACATGACCAATAGCTGGCGGCAAAAACGTCCTTTTTCTTTTCTACCGCATCGCAAGAATGACGAGCGCGAAAAGATTTGCGCCGGTCTGGTTGGTCTTTTTTGATGGACATTTTGGGATCGCCATAACGCACAATTTTGACTTGATCGCCTTTTTTTGCCAACACAGCAAATTTTTTGTTTTTGCCCGGCGTTCGTTTTTGTTGGTTGTAGCCGGGAAAGGACTCACCTCGGTAGATGAGCCTGCCCGACTTGGTTCGCTTTACGTCACTCGTATCAGCCATAAGACTTTATCAATTCTAAAATGATCATATATGTGTCACCGCTTGAGTGGCCGACCGTCGTGAAATCCAAATCACCCGTTTTACCGCTACCCGCGTTATTCGGTATCCCAGAAAAATCACTATAGTCGTGGTAACCGTTCGAGTCTTCACTCAATCCGATTGCTAACACGTTCGAGGTAGCATCAAACTCAATTTTGACGCTCAAGCCAGTGCATTGCCACCAAATACGGTTGATTTGAACACCAGAGCAGGCGACTCCGCGAGCGTTGCTGTTCAAAGCAGACACATCAACCTTTTTTACTGCCGACTCACCTGTACCGTCGCTGGCGTTGGTGAACTTCAAGATGGCGATTCGCTGGCCGTCTTGAATAGTTTGGCTCGTTACAGCATCAGCCATAATTCACCCCCTATAGTTCCGTTGAGGCGGTGCGTTCTTTCATCGCAGTGATGTAGTCAACGGTCATGACCTTCGCCGCTGCTGCGCCATTCTGAATGCCGAAGCTCACAGTCAAATCTTCGTCGTCTGGTGCGTTAGTTGATACAACCGTACCGACCGCCGCATTGTTCTGGAAGACGTGAAATAACTGGTCTTTCGGATCGAAGACGAAACCAACGGTCATGAACGTGTCGTCAGCCATCACCGTAGGCAGGTTCAAAGTCGATTGCGTGCCGTCTTTTTCGACGATGAACTGCAAAGTCGTGCTGCCATCAGTCAACAAAAAGAAAATGCCATCGCTTACGTCTAGCGGAGACGTGTCAGTGATTTGCAAGCCAATGACTACATCACTGGCATCAGCATCTGAGGTCTTGAATCTAGCGTTAAAAGCGAGTTGCTTACCAGACTCAAACTTGAAGCCTTCTTTGACAAGTTGAAGGAAGTCGTTGTCGTTATCGGCATCGTCGTTTGTGATGACTAAAAGGCCACCATCTCCGTCACCCAACGCCTCAGAGGCGTTGCCAGATCCACCCTCTGTGGTGGTGATGGTCCAGTCGCTTGCCAAATAAGTGTCAAAGTCGTTGTGGTAAACGTGATATTTGGATGGGGAAGGCATCTTGAGTTTTCCCAGCGTGCTGCTGCTACCTACGTTGGTCACCCCACTTGTGAAATGAGTTGTCATACAGTTCTCCTTGTTGAACCAGTGATCAGCCTATCTGACCACCATTTGACTCTTTCAGTTTAGGTCAATCGCAGACACAAAAAAAGGGGGGCTGTGCCCCCCTTTTGAACGATGGTATTACGCCCCTTGTGAGCCGAACACACCCCTCCAGTCGGAAAACCCGAATGAATATCGTTCGCGAGCCTTATACCTTATGTTACCTGTTGTAAAGTCAGGCTCCATGCTGGTTTCCATCGGCGTGCGCTGGAACATCTTGAGACCTTCACCAGCGTCGGTGACAGTCGTCAAAACGAAGAAGGCATCAGGGTCAGTCAGATAGTGATTGACCGTATAGCCGCCAGACAATACGCCAGTATTGCGAATCGCGTTGATGTCGTTGTCAGCAGTGCCTGAACGCAAAGTCGAGTTCAGGATGCGGTCTGCAACGAATACCAATTGAGGCGGTACAACAAGTTTGGTTGCCTGCACTGAAATTGTAAGACCTTTGTCATCCGTAAACGTACTGATGCTAATCAGGGCATCTTCCAAACTCGTCTCATTTAGGTCAGCCATCGTGGTTGCGCGGTTAGCCGCTGTGCCACCACCCGCAAGCGGGTGTGCTGTGTTGATTAACGATACGCCGTCGCCGCCAGTAAATGAACTGCTGAAAGCGTTGTTCAGAACGTCTGCGCCTTTCACCTCTTTGGTGTTGGCCATAGATCGAGCTAACGCTTTTACATACCGCTTACCTAAACTGTCGTAGAGATTATCTTCCACCGCTTCATCGGTTAACGCAAACGCTAAGGCGATTGTGTCATGCGTGTAGCGAGCAGAAAAGGACTCGGAAGCGTTGTCAAAGACTACGCCTTGTCCCTCTGTTTTCACAGGGGCTGAACCGAAACCCGTAATTAAAACCTCTTCCTCGAAGGCGCGCTGAGAATCCTCTAATGCAAACAGTTCCTCATACTCGCGGTCGTAAGAATCGTAACTCATTCCAAACAATGCGTTTAAGCCGGGTTCCAATTCTTTCGCTAATTGTGCTCGTGAAATTGCCATGTCCCAGCCTCCTTATGCTAAGCCAGCGCCTTTCACACCCATAATATGGTTTTGAATAACCACCATTACGTTTGTGTTGGCACTTGCAACGTCTGAGTTATCGGGATCCTGGCTGATATCAATAGCCTTGAGAGGCAACGTGGTGGTAGTAGCACCCGTTGTCACGTCAAGCTCTGCATTTGATCTGCCAGAAGCGGTATCGCCCGTAGTGGACTGGTCAACGATGTCAAAATTCCCGAACAAATCTGCTACGGGGAACGTATCGTCGGCCTGAACCTCAAAAACCACGTCAGGGTCATCGATTACAAAAGCGATGATGTCTGCAGCGGCGATTGAGCCGGGATAAAAGTTTTTGAACACTTGCTCACCAGAGGTGGGGTCTGTGTATTGAACTCCATTGAACACCCCAATTACTGGGACAGTCGATGAGGCAGCAGCTCGTCCTACAACACCAGCAGTCAACTGCTTCACCAAGTCGCCTTGGAAAATTGCACCTGACTGATTGTTGGCGATACGATAACGAGATTGACCACCACTATATGGAGCGCCACCCATCATGCGGGAGGGCTTCAAACCAAATGCGGCATTTTTGTTAGCCATTTAGGTTCTCCTAGTTTTTGCCAAAAGTTACACGGGAGTCCCTCTGTGGATCGTACTTCACGTAACGGCTGTCTCCACGAGCCTCATTGAACATGGTGTTGTCCAATGCGTCCTTCGCTTCTTGAGTTTTATTCGAGTAATACTCGTTTCGCTCTTGCACCGTTTCGTCAGGTATTTTCGCCAGAAGTAACCCTTCGTTATAAATGACACCAGCATGTCTGCCGTCCTTATCCATAGTCGGAAGCGTGTCCGCCCACTCTGCTGGAAGATCAGTTGCTCTCACAAGCTCCCATCCTTCCCTCATGCGGCGCGAGACATTTGATCTGTCTTCCGCTCCCAACATGGATTCCCGAATCCACCTATAGGTGTAACCTGGAGGTGCAGGCGGGGTGTCCAGCTTTCGCACTGGTTGCCACGGTCGTCGCCGAGCTTCTTTATCGTGCGCTCCGGCCTCACGCGATGAACGGGGGTTTTGTTTACTTTCAGCCATCATCTTGCACTCCTGTTTGCAACTTTTTGCTTCTCTTTTGCCACCACCTGGAGCCAGCGCTCCTCAGTCATGTTGTGGGGCTTCAAACCACGAAGTCTTTCAAGTTCGCTCTTAGTAAACTTAACACCGCCCTGACTGCCTCGTGTTTGTTGTCGTCCACCAGAAGTGGTCGAAGCAACTCTTTGCACGGCGGGTTGCTTCGTATTTTGTTCGACGTTCTCCGCATCAGCTTCCTCGCCAACGCTCAGATTTGGGTAAACTCTGCGGACCCTTGAATCCAGAGCCTGATAATAATCTTCAGAATCAGGCTCAAAGCCCTCGTTTATTAAATTGTAGTGAGTGAAATATGCGAACTGCGTCGCTTGCAAGTTCTCTTCATCAGATTGATCACCATACCACGGATTCTTCGAGTGCCAATTTTTTGCCTCTGGGGTGGGATCTGGAGCCGCCGCTTGTTGAGGCGCTTGCTCTGGTTGATAGGTTTGGTAATTTTCTTGACCCTGAACGGGTTGCTCCGCCGCTCGACGAGTTTTGGCCACGCGCAACTTTTCTTTCTGGATCGCGATGTCGTTTTTCAGCGAGTCCGCTTTGGACATTAAGTCAGGATCACCTGCCTGCACCGCTTTTCGATAGATATCGTCAACCTGCGCTTCTTTCGACTTAAGCGCCTCCTCTTCTTTTTCGAGAACGGTTGACTGTTGCTGTTGAGCAAGCTGTCGGAACTGCTG